CTCTAGTAGAACTGGATATAGAATGAAGGAAAACGTAGACTATGAACTCGTTCCATGTATTGTAGATGATCGTTGGAATGTAAGGATTCTGAGTGGTGATTTTGTAGAGACTGTAATACAGTTCGGCGTTCTTGCACCAGATATAAAGACCGGCACTATTAACTGGTCTATGCATATCATTGAAGCACCAAACGATGATTTATCACGAGATGACCCAGATTTTCAAGAACACTGTGGCGATATTTTATCTTCTATTATGGCAAATGATGGTTTACAATCTAATAAAAAAGTGATACAATAGTATCATGAATATAAATCTAGAACAAACCATACTTCGCAACTTATTGGTTGACGAAGGCTATATGCGTAAAGTAATGCCGTTTGTAAAATCAGAATACTTTGAAGGCGTATACAAATCATTATTCAAAGAAGTTTGGGAGTTTGTTGGCAAGTACAATAGACTTCCTACTCTTGCATCATTTAAAATAGAAATTGATGACGGTGATTTTAATGAGGAGCAATATCGACATGCCATCGAAATACTACCAGAAATATTCAGAACTGAGAAAGTGGATCAGCAATGGCTATATGATACAACCGAAAAATGGTGTCAGGATCGTGCTCTTTATAATGCTGTTATGGAGTCTATTACTATTATCGATGGTAAACATACCACTCTTACTAAGAATGCATTACCTGATATCCTAACCAAAGCGCTTGGTGTTACCTTTGATACGAATGTCGGTCATGACTATATCGAAGACGTTGATAAACGTTATGAGTTCTATCATACAGTCGAAGATAAAATACCATTTGATCTAGATTATCTAAACAAAATCACAAAAGGTGGGCTGCCTAAGAAAACATTGAACATTGCTCTTGCAGGTACAGGTGTAGGTAAATCATTGTTTATGTGTCATGTTGCTGGTAGTCATCTGACTCAAGGTAAGAATGTTCTCTATGTTACAATGGAGATGAGCGAAGAAAAGATTGCTGAACGTATTGATGCTAATCTATTGAACACGCCGATCGATCAGCTTGAGAACTTATCTAAGAATATGTTTACTGAAAAAGTACATAGTCTTACAAAGAAAACATGTGGTAAACTAATTGTAAAAGAATATCCGACTGGTGCAGCCAACGTAAATCACTTTCGTGCATTACTCAATGAACTAAAACTCAAACGAGACTTTGAACCAGATGTAATCTTTATTGATTATCTCAATATATGTTCATCGGCTCGTATGAAAACGATGGGAGGATCTATCAATTCATACACTTACATTAAAGCGATTGCTGAAGAACTACGTGGTCTTGCAGTCGAGTTCAACGTACCGGTCGTCTCTGCAACGCAAACGACACGTTCAGGTTTTTCTAGCTCAGACCCTGGGCTTGAAGATACGTCCGAGTCTTTTGGATTACCCGCAACCGCCGATCTAATGTTTGCGCTTGTATCATCTGAAGAGCTCGAGAAGATGGGTCAGATTATGGTAAAACAGCTAAAGAATAGATATAATGATATATCAACATATAAACGATTTGTTCTTGGTATAGATAAATCAAAGATGAGATTAGTAGATGCTGATGAGAACCAGCAAAACTTAGTACAAGATACTCCAACATTTGATGCATCAAAATCAGGTGAAAGAGTTGATTCTGAAAAATTTAAAGGATTTAAAATACAATGAAGGTAAGACTAGTAAGTTATTCTAAAAGCGATACTACAGGTTTAGATGACGTAAAAGATTTGATTGCATATTGTGCAAAGGTATCTAATCCTTCAGGTCAGATGAATATGGAGAAAGCAGACAAGTTACTTGCTTATCTTATAAAACATCAACATTGGTCTCCATTTGAAATGGCTAATGCATGTCTTGAGATAGAAACCACAAGAGATATTGCACGTCAGATCTTACGACATAGATCATTCTCATTTCAAGAGTTTAGTCAGAGATATGCAGATCCTACAAAGGATCTTGATTTTGTGATACGTGAAGCACGATTACAGGATAAAACGAATCGTCAGAATAGTATAGATACTGATGATACTAAATTGCAGATGTTATGGTCTGCACAACAAAACAAAGTTATAACTGCTTCGAAAGAAGCATACAAATGGGCCATTGATAATGGCGTTGCAAAAGAACAAGCAAGGGCTGTTCTACCAGAAGGATTAATGTCTAGTCGTCTTTTGATGAATGGTACAATCCGAAGCTGGATTCATTATATAGAGTTACGTTCTGGTCATGGTACACAGAAGGAGCATATGGAAGTTGCTCGTGCATGTGCTGAAGCTATCGCAACAATATTTCCGATGGAGAATACTAAGCCTATGAGTAAAACTATATCGACGTATTATCATAATACACTCAAAGATTCGCATTGCAATATAATGTTAACGCATGATTCAGATGTATTATCTATAGACTTTTATGTAGATGGAAGTCATGTAAAAAATGAAGAGTTTCCAGGTAAATCTATGCATTACTTAGAAAGTGCTGCAGAAAATTGGTGTTTTGGAATTAAAGAAATATAACTATGTACAAAGATAAAAAAATGTGGTATAATATGAATAAGTTTATTAATTGGAGAAGAAAAGATATGAAATTAGATGAGTTAATTCGTACCACTAAAGCTTATGCAAGTCCTGATGCACCAGAATCAGAAGCAAGTAAAGAATGGTATGAGCCATTAGACAAAAGAATATATCCTGATATTGATTATAAATTTAATGAAGGTAATCTTGTCAAAGAATTTAAAGAATATGTTGATGCTACATATGATTCACATTATTCTCAGAATGGCTTCCAGTCCACAGAGATCATCGTAGAGCGCGGTCATGGTACAGGTTTCTGTATGGGCAATATCGATAAGTATTCAAATCGTTATGGCAAAAAAGGTGATCATGCTGAACAACGTAAAGATCTAATTAAAATAATGCATTATGCATTAATTCAGCTATCGATACACGATAAAAATCAATAATGATATAAATATTCTCATAGTAACTATCATGAAAGGATTTACTATGGACGTACTATCAAAAGTCAGATCATGGGCCGCTGGCCTAGCTGACGTAGGTGTCTCACTTGCAGCATTAGCTATCATCGTCGAAGTTCTAGGAATGGGCGTAATGCCATTCATGGGCGACGTAAGTGTAATAGGCAATGTTTCAAGCATAATGTCTTCTCTTGGATCTGAAGGATTGATCGGCTTAGTAGCTGTATGGATCTTATGGTCAATATGGGAACGCAAATAATAGTGTAACTATTATGTCACACAAAGAATAAATATCATTTTATATTGTGTACAACCAGTCTTATTTAGTGTATTATAGCTAAATAAGACTGCAGTTGCTGAAGCGACTTCAAATCGGATCGGACTCGGGGGCGGTACCCGACTGGTCCACCAAAAGGAGATTAGCATGATGAAGCTAGTCAGTAAATGGGCGTTTCGACTATACATCGTTTGGAGTATAGTCGCTGACATTACATTGCTAGCTGGTATTATGTATCTAATCTTTTTCTGATGGGCCAGAAATAGAATCGACGGACGATGTAGGGAAGTGGAGACTGCCGGGTGATCGCGCATAGATCAAAAAAACTAAACGCAAACTCAAATTTTGCACCTTCTGGATTCGCGCTAGCCGCATAATCACAGGGAGCTGGCCACTTGCTTAGCAACAGAAAAGTGGCATCAATCTCATATCAAGGAAAAAATATATGAAAAAATTACTACTAGCTTCTGCACTAGTTGCTTTCTCAAGCACTGCTGCATTCGCTGAAGGCGGACCATTGTCTTCAATCAAACCAGATGCATCTTTAGAATATGCATTCGCTGCTAAAAAATGGTCAGGTGACGTAGGCGTAACTGCTGCTGTTGCTGGCATATCAATTAGACCTGCTGCTGATTTCTCTTACTCAAGCGGAAGCTCAGTCTCATTAGACGGCTTCAGTGTAAAAGGCACTATGCCTTTAAGAGCCGGCATGTCAGCTTATTCAAAGTTGTCTATGACAAACAAAATGAAGTATAGCGATGTTACTCTTGGAGTTGCATTCAGCTTCTAATAGGAGTTATTATGGATAAGATACAAGTTTTCTTGCTAAAGTTATTCAGAATAAAAATAAAACCTCAGGTAAAATATCTGAGTGGAAAGGGAACCCGGTAGGGTTCCTTTTTTTTATTATAGATATGGTTATGAAAACTTTTAAAAAGAACATGAAGCCAAATGGCTCTTTACTCAAAAATACTAATGACCATCATGCACCACTTAAAGTATTAGAAAGTTTAAATCACCCTTTAATTCCTAAGCTTATATCATATGATAATGAGTCATATGAATGTGAATTTATAAAAGGTGAAAATTTATTTGATTATATTCAAAGAACTAGAAATGTTGAATGGGGAATAACTTTAGTTAAAACTGTTAATGAATTCTTATATTCACTATTAGATCTTAAAAATATTGATTCAAAGCCTCAGCTATTTGCAGATGATATTTCAGGTGTTAATATAATGGTAACTAAAGAAGGTAGACCATATATTGTTGATTTAGATCAATTTGGATTTTTTGAGACTCAAGCCGTTTTTAATATTTTTAAAGAAACAAATATAAGACTATATGATGCAATTTTATTATCTTTATTGAATGGAACTGTAAACAAACAAAATATACGTATAAAAAACCTTGAAAATAAAATACTAGGTCTTATGTAACATTTTTAACACACTATAAAATAATGTAAAATAAGTGTGTACATATGAACAGAACCGTGCTATAATATACCTATAGACAAAATAAAGGAATACATATGTCACATGAAATAGAAACAATGGCTTACGCCGGAGAACTCCCATGGCACGGTCTTGGTGTAGAGGTCTCAAACGAACTAACTCCAATGATGATGCTTGAAAAAGCAGGTCTTGATTGGTCAGTCGATGAAGTACCATCGTTTGTAGAACACGACGGTAGACAGATCCCGACAGGTCAAAAATCTCTAGTCAGATCTTCTGACTCTAAAATACTGACAAATGTTGGTAGCGGCTGGCATCCAGTACAAAACCATGAAGCATTTGAGTTCTTCAACGAGTTTGTAATGTCAGGTGATATGGAGATGCATACAGCTGGTTCACTTAAAGGTGGTCAAATGGTATGGGCACTTGCTAAAGTCAAAGAGTCATTTGACATATTCGGTGATGATAAAATCGAATCATTCTTATTATTCTCAAATCCTCATCAGTATGGTAAAGCTCTTAATGTTAAGTTCACACCAATACGAGTTGTTTGTAATAATACTCTTACATTATCACTTGAGCAAGAAAGTGCTAAAGGTGCTAAGCTAAATCACAGAGTTGCATTCGATGCAGATAGTGTTAAAGATACACTAGGTCTTGCACACGAAAAGTTTGCTATGTACAAAGAAATGGCTCTACATCTTGGTTCTAAAAGAACTACAGCAGAATCATTGATTCAGTACTACAACGATGTATTTCCAAGCACATCACGTAAGCAAGGCGAAAGAGCACCGGTTACTCAATACAGCGAGTTATCTAAGAACGCTCAACTATGCTACGATGCACTTGAAGTACAACCTGGCGCTCACTATGCTGAAGGTAGCTGGTGGCAAGCGCTTAACAGTGTAACATACATTACTGACCATGTACAAGGTAAAAACAACGATAACCGTATGTACAATCAGTGGTTTGGTTATATGGAAAAAGCCAAAGTGAATGCAGCCAACAAAGCAGTGGAGTATGCCAATGCCGCATGATCCATTTATGGACTATCCAAAAAGTGTGCGACTTGAAAGAGTTGCGCACTTACTTATGTGCGAGGTAGATGAAGCTATCGAAGCAGCACTTGGTGGAACTACATGGCCTATTATGTCATTGAAGCAAATCAAAATGCGTGTAGAAGAACTTCAAATATTAGTAGAACAACTGTAACATAATAGTTACACTTCCAAATTAAATACATTTAACTGTGTACATATGATATGTATCATGCTATAATATAATTATAGCAACAAAAAGGATATATTATGCTTATAGTAAGAGACATTCACGACGCAATAACAATCGAAGAAAAGTTACAAGGTATGGTTCGTAGAACATTAGCGAGACGCGATGGCGCTTTGCCTGAAGCCTTTATGTCAGAAATGACTTTTCTTCTAAATGACCTAGGTGCTAATATAATACGCATCGAAGACGAGATCAAGGACTACATTACAGACGCTATATGAAAACATATAAATAGATCCGAAGGGATTGAATATGGTTGTGAAATTAAATGGAATGGTCCAAAAAGATTGGATCAGCAAGGTCGGTAAGGGTCAGGGACCTAACGCAGGTATCTTCCGTATTGATCTTATGATCGCGTCTCTTGGTTGGGTAAAAATTCTACAAACAAACGGCAAAGAAGAAATCTTTGACGACAGCGATGAAAATCGTGATGCACTCGCTATATTCAAAGGTTCAGGCGATAAACCTGACGTTAAAACCAGACTACGAACTAAAAGTCAACGATATGTTGCGATGAAAGATATAGTCAAGACTCCTTACTTTGGCGGTGGTGGTGGTGTAACAGATGTTAGATCAATGTCAGCCACAAAACGAACTGAACTGTTTGAAAGCTTACAATGTTTATATTGTGTAGCTATGACATCTGGAGCAGCGATTAAAGACAAAAACGATGTAACTATAAAGCGTTTAGAACTTGCTTTTCAGTCAGGTAGAGTCAATCTCAATCGTAATACAAAGTTTAAAGAAATTATTGGACTTGAAGATACATGGCATGCGTCTTCATATTTTGTAGCAAAGGGACTAAAAAAACAAGGGTATATATCAAGCTCTTATTCATTTCATAGAGACGATCCTATTATGAATAGTATTTACAAAGCAAAAGATGCAGCCTTTGCAAATAATAAGATTACAAAATTAACTCATGATAAATGGAATCCAGGTGATATTTGGGCAGCAAAAGATAAAAAACTAGTAACGAAAGCATTTGAAATAAAAAAAGACAATTTGAATTTATCAAGTGTTGAAAAAATTAATAACGTAGTCGCTGAAGCTTTCAAAGATAGAACGATTATGGGCATTTCATTGAAACAAGTTAAAGATGAAAGAAAAATGAAATTAGTTGTAATCAACGATAAGTTGTTTCGAACCAACCAAATCAAACATAAATTTACCAGTGTTAAAATTGCTGGTAAAACCTTCTTTTCTATGCAAGGTGGTCATATGATAATAAACGGTACTAAAGTTGTTGATGTAAGACCGGCTAATGCGCTGGGCGCACTCAATATGGAAATGATACTAAAAGGTGCAAGAGGTGGTAGAGCTGGTCAAGGTGCGCAAATGGATGCGGCTAAAAACTTTATGAATTATACTCATCCAGATAACAAAGCACAAAAACTAGAAAACGATAGAATTAAAGATGGTAATGAAATGGAAATAGATAAGTTTTGGAAAATGGTAGAA